TTATCCCTTTCAAGGTAAGGGTGAACGTAGAACAGTCGCTGCTAATCTCAATTGTTGGGATGTACAGGCAGCATAATGCCTACTGTAAAAGATGCCCTAGCAGAACTTAACGCACATGAGCGTGAGTGCACTATTCGATATGAGTATATAGAAAAACGTCTTGATGAAGGTTCTGCTAAATTTAAAAAGTTAGAAATGTTGTTATGGGGGATATATCCTTTTATACTAGGTTCAATAGTTCTAACTAAATTTTTATAGGGGGAAACTAATGCCTTTACAAAAGTTGATATTCAAACCTGGAATTAACAAGGAAGGAACTGACTACTCTAATCAAGGAGGGTGGTTTGACTCTAATTTAATGCGTTTTCGAAAAGGTCTTCCTGAAAAAATAGGAGGCTGGGCTAAAAACACTGACAATACATTTCTATCTACATGCAGAGCTCTCCACGCGTGGGTGGACCAACAATTAACTTCTTACCTTGGTATAGGTACTACATGGAAGTATTACGTTAAGCAAGGAGATTCATTTAACGACATAACACCTATTAGAGCTACAACTACAAATGGTGTCGTTTTTGCTGCTACAGATGGCAGTTCCACTATTACAGCAACAGATTCAAGTCATGGAGCACAAGAAAATGATTTTGTTACTTTGGCTGGCGCAGTTAGTTTAGGTGGTGTAGTTACTGCTGCTGTTTTAAACCAAGAATATCAAATACTCAGTGTCCCTAGCGTAAACACCTATACTTTCATAGCCAAAGATACTGCTGGCGATACAGTAACAGCTAACTCAAGTGATACAGGAAATGGAGGTTCTGGAGTTGATGGCGCATATCAAATTAATGTAGGTATTGATGTTTATGTTCAAGGCTCAGGGTGGGGTGCAGGAACATGGGGTGCAGGAACATTTGGTTCTGTAAGTGGTCTTTCAGCTTCAAGTCAACTACGGTTATGGTCTCATGATAATTTCGGCGAAGATTTAGTGATGAATGTTCGTGGCGGAGGAGTGTATTATTGGGATGAAAGTGGAGGAGCAAGCGTTCGAGCAATCGACATTTCTGAGTTAGCAGGAGCCAGTCAAACACCTACTGTTGCACTACAAGTACTGGTGTCTGATATAGATAGACATATTATTTGTTTTGGAGCAGATCCTATTAATTCAAGCAACAATAGAACAAGTGCCTCAGACCCTATGTTTATTTGTTGGAGTGACCAAGAAAATGCTACTGAATGGGAACCTCGAAATACTAACACAGCAGGATCTTTTAGACTTTCTTCAGGTTCTGGTATTGTTGGAGCCATACGAGCAAGACAAGAAACTTTAGTTTGGACAGACACAGCTATATATTCTATGCAGTTTATAGGACAACCGTTCACCTTTGGCATTACCTTAATTAATGAAGGTGTTGGGATGATAAGTCCTAATGCAGCAATAAATTCTCCTTCTGGAGTTTTTTGGATGGATAAAACAGGATTCTATAAGTATTCAGGGAGCATTAGTGAGCTTGCTTGTAGTGTTCAAAATTATGTGCTAAGTGATTTAAACACAGAACAAACATATCAAATTTTTTGCGCGTTAAACAAAGAGTTTGACGAAGTTTCTTGGTTTTATTGTTCATCTAACTCTGATGTTCCTAATAAATATGTCACTTACAACTACTTAGAACAATATTGGGCAATAGGAGAAATAAACAGAACAGCTTGGATAGATCAAGGAGTGTTTAACAGTCCTTTGGCTACATACACTACTTCTGATGTTGGATACCTTTATGATCATGAAACAGGAAATAATGCAGATGGAGATCCTATGGATAATGTTTTCATAGAATCTAGTGATTTCGAGATAGGTGATGGAGAAACTTTCCAAATGATTAAACGAATTATTCCAGATGTTAAGTTTACAGGAAATGGAGGTTCAGGTCAAACAATTAATTTTGTTGTGAAAACTAGAGATTATCCTGGAGAATCGTTAACAACTTCCAACACAAGTACATGTACTTCCACTACAACAAAAATAGACACAAGAGTAAGAGCAAGACAAGCAGTTCTAAGAGTTGAATCAGATGATGATGCAGAAACAGAAGTTAGAACAGGTGTTGGGTTTAGAGTAGGAGCTACCCGAATAGATTTAATCTCAAGTGGACGTAGGTAGTGTCTAAGATATTAGAAACTAAACTACCCTTTGCTAAAGGAGAAATATCTCCTGAAATTTTTAATAGGTTAGTTAGGGTTTTAGAATTAAGTTTAAATAAAGTTGATGTAGACTCAACGTTATCTGTTAACGAAGCACAGAAAAACATAAATAAGTTTCAATCAGGAGATATTATTTGGAATCTAAGTACTCAACAGTTACAGCTGTGGAATGGAACAAACTGGGTAGATCTCTATAGAGGAGTTAAAAATGGGGTAGAAGGAGTTTCTGGTTTAGGTAAACTAGCTGTTTCTACTAATGGAAATATAACTGTTTCAATAGGGGATATTGCAACGGGTTATGGAACAGAACAATGGTACACATAAAATGGATATGCAAAAACTACAAAAAGAACTAACTTTTGATGAAGGTTGTGTTTATAAAATATACAACGACCATCTTGGATATGCTACTTTTGGTATAGGGCATTTAATAACAGAAAAAGATCCAGAACATGGTCTTCCTATTGATTACCCTATTTCTGAGGAAAGAGTAACCGAGTGTTTCGGAGATGACATAGAAGGCGTCTGTAATGACCTAGATCGAAATCTTTCTTGGTGGGTAAGGTTAGCTGAAGATCATCAAAGAGTATTAGCTAATATGGCGTTTAACTTAGGTATAAATCGTTTATTAAAATTTAAAAAGTTTTTAAAGGCTCTACAAGAAAATGATTTTGAAAAAGCAGCAGAAGAAATGATAGACAGTCGTTGGGCTAAACAAGTTGGTCCAAGAGCAATTAGGCTAAAACAACGTATATTAAAGGAAGACTTATGAAAGGTGTAAAACATTTTAAAAAAGACGGTACTGAACATAAAGGTAATACACATAAAATGCCTAATGGTACTTTACATACAAATAAAGCACACACCGCAACAAGTGTTAGACTTTATCATCTTAAAGATCTTTCTAAAACAGCAAGAAAAAGGGCAATGAGCTGATGGCGACTAAAACACACACTACAAAAGATGGTAAAAAAGCTAAAAAAGGTCTTTACTATAACATAAATCAAAAGAAAAAAGCAGGTAAAAAAATGCGTAAAAAAGGAGATAAAGGTGCTCCTACTACAGCAGCCTTTAAAGCTGCTGCAAAAACAGCTAGAAGGAGATAAAAATGGCTAAATGGCAAGGAAAAACAATAACACTTAATAAACCAAGAGCTATTCCACAAGGTAATGGGGGTTATGGTAAAAAACGTAAAGAAGTTTACGTTAAAGATCCAAGCTCTGGGAATGTAAAAAGAATCACTTTTGGTGATAAAAAAATGGGCAAACATCCTGAAGACAAAGGACGTAAAGCTAGTTATTGTGCTAGAAGTGGTGGGTTAGGTGGTACAACCGACAGAACAAGTGCTAATTATTGGGCACGCAAAGATTGGAGTTGCTAATATGTATGAGTATAGTTGCACAGTTGATAGAGTTGTAGACGGAGACACTTGTGATGTTATTTTAGATCTCGGTTTTGATATTTTGTATCGCACAAGAGTGCGTTTGTATGGTATCGATACTCCAGAAAGTAGAACTAGAGATAAAGATGAAAAAGTTAGAGGTAAACTAGCTGGTGCATTTCTACAACAAGCCATAGACAACGGTTCTAAAGTGGTTATAGAGACTAAACTAAAAGACTCTAAAGGTAAGTTTGGCAGAGTTTTAGGTAACGTTGTGGTCGATGGAATAAACATAAATCAAGCTATGATAGAAAATTACTTGGCTGTTGCCTACTTTGGTCAAAGTAAAGATGACATAGAGGAATCACATCTAATCAACAGGAAAAAGTTAATAGAACTGGGTCACTTTGATCCTTCAACGGTGGGGAAATAGTATGAAACTTAATTTTGTAAAAAATATAATTGGAGCAGTGGCTCCAACAATAGGTACAGCTCTTGGTGGACCAATGGGTAATATGGCAGCTAACATGGTTGCTGAAGCATTAGGTTGTGAACCAACACCTAAGAAGATAGAACAAGCTGTAAAAGCAGCAACACCAGAACAACTTGCTGCACTTAAAAAGATTGACGCAGAGTTTGATGTTAAGATGAAAGAACTAGAAGTTGATCTATATGCCTTAGAAACTAAAGATATACAAGATGCTAGAGGTAGGTTTTCTAAAGATTGGACTTCTCGTATTATGGGGATAACTATTGTCGGTGGTTTTATGGGATATATCTTTCTAGTCACAATACAACCACCAGAGCAAAACTCAGAAGCGTTGATCAATTTAGTCCTTGGCTACCTTGGCGGTTTAGCAAGTGCTGTGATCAGTTTTTACTTTGGAGCTAGTAACAGTGGTAATGATAAAGATTAATGCAGGAAATATTTACCTTAATAACCGAGCTTGGATTTCCTGTAGCGGGTGGATTGATCATGGCTTATTTTATCTTTCTAGTGATGAAACAGTTGATGGATGGTTTGGTTAGTGAAATACAAACAGTACAAGCTATTTCGAAAATGCTTATCACTAGAGCATCAACTATGAATAACGATATGATTCGCATAGACACAAGCGTTAGCAGTGCCTTGAATCTATCTCCTGATCTTGAAAGAATAGCTAGAGCAGAAAATTTTGTCGAAGATGGCAAAATAGACGCTCGGAGAGATTAATGGATATAGTACAAATAGTTTCAGAGTTTGGATTTCCTGTAGTAATGGTAGTAGGGCTTGGATACTTTGTATATTTTGTATGGCAAACAATAACTAATAAGATTGATCCTGCCGTACAAGAAATGAAAGTAACTATTATAAGACTT